CCTGAGCTTGAGTTAGACGAAATAGTTACGTAAGCACTGACATTACATAAGTTACCTACTTTAGTATAAGAAGCACTATGAACAGTAATTCCAGTACCATTAGATAGTGCAGGTGTCCAAGTACCTTCTTCATAGTCGTCAAGTGCGTTGGCTGCTGCGGTGTCTGTTCCAAACTTTAGTCCGTCAGAATCAAAACGTGCTACTTGGTTTCCACCATTATTAACAGAACTTGAACTATCAGCATATACACGAATTGATGTTGCTGCATTCATGATACCAGTACCACCACCAAGATATAATTCATTTACTCCATTACCTGCATAACCAACAAGCATAGCAGCAGCTTTTTGGTCGGTATCGTAATGAGGTAAGCCTATACGACAGGCTTTGTTTGTATTATCAGAAATTCCTCCTGTTGTACCAGTTGAGTTTTCGTTAGCACCAAATAAAGCTGTTAAGGTTGTTGCAGATTGACCTGATTCTCGTACTTGTAATTTTGCACCAAAGTTAGTATTGTTTGGTTCTCCTTGTATCCCAAATCTTCCATGATGATCTAAGCGTAATCCTTTTGTAACTGCATAGTTACCACCACCAATTAATTTTCCATAATAAAAATCTAAACCACCAGAACCATAACCATTTTCTGTATAAGCTTCTATTCTTGCTTGTTCATAACTAACAGAAGGTGCAGTTACATGTAATTTTAAAAAACTAATTTTATTACTTAATGCACCACTCGTAGCTGTACTTTGAGAATTAAGATATATTCCACCACCTCTAATATCTAATTTATCTTGACCTATAGAAGCAGCACCAGAAGCAACAGTACCTACTCCTAAATTAGTACCATCAAAAACTAAATTATTCTCACCTTCTAAAGTATTAGCAGTACCAGAGCCAGTAATAACTCTGTTATCTGCGTTGTTGTTTATTGTTGTCTGTACTCCACTAGCAAGCTTCCCTGCGGTCACAGCGTTGTTTGCTATGGCATTAGTATCGACTGCGTTGTCTGCCAGTTCACTAGCTTCTATCTGGTTTGCTGGTATTTTTGTTTTTGTGATTGCGTCATTCTTGACACCATCTGTTGATACTTGTGTTAATCCCATAGTTAGCTAGGTTTTGGGTACTTGGCTTTGACAGGATCGACTATATCTGTCTTCCACTTGTCTATACCGTTGTGGTAGATGTAGTCCAACTGGTCTGCCCAGTTTGGGTATTCAAAAAGTCTTTGTTCTTTGTATTTTATTTTTGCATACTCTGCGTCAAGTGTAACTCTAGCTGCATCAATTTTTGATTGCTCAACAGTAACTTGATTACTGTCTATGTCTAAAATTGCATTACTGTCATCGTCTATAGTTATGACGGTTGGGTATGCTTTTCTAATTGCTTCGTGATCCATAATTAACTGTGTGCGATTTCAAAAAGTGTTATGTAAGATGATGTACCAGCATTATTATTATAATTAGGGTTTGTATAACATCTGTTACACCAGACAGCATAGTTTGCATAACCACTTCTCATTTGTATAGCATAAGTATGAGTACCAGAACCCGGAGTATCTAAAAACCCATTAGATAAAGAGTATGAACCATAACCTGAGTAACTATCATAACTTGTAAAAAAAGCATTATTTGCAACAATTTGATTACTTGCACCAGCAACTCCTTGACCTAAAGCTGTACTACCTCTTACCAAACGTGCTTGACCAGAATATACGTTTGGTGCTGCACTCATGTTTATTTGATAAATAATTAATATTTTATTATTACTGTCGCTCATTGTAATAGCTTGTGTAAGACCGCCTACATTACTTGACCAAGATTGTCCAGTATGACTTGTGTGTCCAGATTTGTGAGCAGTCAGACATTGTACTATTCGACCACCATTAGAACTACCGTTAGAGTTAGTACCGTCTCCATAATAAATAGCCATTATGATACCTCCGTTAAAGCAAACTTATACTTCTTGCCATTGCGTTTGTTCACTAAGAAAAGATCCTCTGCTCCTTCTTGTATAGTATAACTTCCCCAAGTTCCGTCAACATCATTAGATGAACCTTCGTTAGATAAGTTAAGGTCATTGGTGTAGATGTTTCTTACTCTATTAGATGTAGTACCTATATCGTAAGTATTGTTAGCATTTGGTATAAATGTACCATTATGTGAAATAGTCCATCTAATGCTACCTGATCCACTTGAACGAGTATAAAAAGCAAGATTAGCATTAGTAGAACTTTCTACATTTCGTATATAAGAACTTGAGTCTTCTGCATCATTTGCAAAATATAAATACCCTGCATCTTCTACTCTCACCCCATCACTTTGGGTTTGTAACTTTGGATCGTCATCGTGATATATGGTTACTGGCCCATTGTGACTACAAGCTATGTATGTTTCATTACTAGTAGCAGATCTTGTTCTTAATTTAATAGCATCGCCTTGTAGGTACAAATGTCCAGATCCATTATCATGTGTTACATAGCTAGAAGTATCATTAGAATTATGATAAATCTGTAAATCTGTACCAACACCAAATTTTAATCTGTTTAAATTAGTACCAGCATTAGAACTATCTGGAAATACAATATTAGCTCCATTTACATCTAAATTACCGCCTAGCTGTGGTGATGTGTCAGATACTAAGTCTGTATTAATACCTGTTAAGTTTGCTCCACTTATTGCTGGTAAAGTACCAGTTATGTTTGCTGCTGGTATAGAAGTAAGGTTTGCTGCTGAAGCTGCTGGTAAGGTTGCAGGGAATCTAGCGTCAGGTATAGTTCCAGATGTTAAGTTTGCTGCACTTAAAGCAGTTAAATCTATAGTTTCAAACGTAGGGTCAGCACCATTATTAGCTCTTAAAAACTTTCCGTTACTATTGCTATCACCATGTAATAGCTTATCTAAAGTCACCGCCTGATCTCCCAACTTAGCGGTTATTACTGATCCGTTTTGTAGGATCGCACTTGTGACTGTGTTGTTACTTGGAGTTCCAATGTTAACTGTAGAACCCATTACTATTATGAATACATCTGATCCACTAGCAGGGGCAGAAGATAGTTTTACGGTATTGCCTGATAAAGCAAAACCTTCTGAAGGTGTAGATGTACCACTATTAGGTTTCTGTACAACACCATTAATACTAAGGATTATTTGTTGAGCATTTGTTGGTGCATTACTTACAGTAAAGTCTGTTCTACTTCCGTCAAACGACTCACTAAATGTAGATATAAAGAAGTTACCAATACTTTGTGCTTCTTCCCAAGCACTATTGGTTGAGTTATAAACTAATAACTTCTGGGTAGATGTATTAAAGAATAAATCACCTGCATCAAGATCACTTGAAGGGTTAGAAGAACCTACTCTATACCTAGCTGCAAAGTCATTTATATCATTACTTAATTGCTCTACATCAGCTTCTTTTGCTAATAGCTTATGGTAAGTATAAGTTTGACTAGAACCTGTAGAACTGACCATAAGACCAAGACCAGCAGCCATTGTCTTACTGTAAAGACTAGAAGGAAAACCATTAATAGTTACGTTATCTGATCCGTTTCCTGTTGTTCTTGCGTTTGTAGCAACACCACTACCATTAGTTATAAGACCTTCTATATCTGAAATACTGATAACAACACCAGACGAAGGTTGTGAAGTAGGGAAGCTATCTTCATTTGCTATAACTTCTAATCCACCAATAGGTGCAATCTGTGCAGCTACAAAATCTACAACAGCACCAGAGGTAGGAAACTTTGTATCATCATCAGTTATAGTGGTTTGTTTTGCCATGCCATCTATCTGGTTTAGATCGGCAATGTCAGCAGTCAAAGCTGTACTGTCAGCTAACTTAGAAGCTGTACCAGACTGCATACCAGCTAGTGTTGTTAGTTCTGCATCTGCAATCTCAGAAGTTCCCACAGAGTTTGCCTGTAGGTGTTCTGATCCGATAGCATTGTCAGCTATTTTTGTAGCGTCCACGCAATCAGCAGATAGGTGAGAGGTGTCCACACTTCCGTCAACTAGCTCACTACTATCAACTGAGTTTGCTTGTAAGTGTTCTGCTCCTATAGAGTTGTCGGCTATGTTATCTCCATCTACGCAATCATTTGATAAGTGTGAATGATCTACGCTTCCGTCAATTAGCTCACTACTATCAACTGAGTTTGCTGCTAGGTGAGTAGCATCAAGAGGACTGCCAGCTATAAGACTTTTGATTTCTGATACTGTCTGATCTGCGGTAGCACCTGCTTCTATAGCATTTAGTTTTGTGTGGTCTGCATCAGTAAAGACATTAGAATCTGTAGCTGCTTCTACTGCTGCTCTTATCTCAGCATTAGTCTGGTCAGCAGTTGCACTTGCTTCTATACCATTCAACTTAGTATGGTCAGCATCAGTAAACACGTTGCTATCACTAGCACTCTCTACAAGTGTTCTTATCTCTGCTGCTGTCTGATCTGCTGTTGCAGAAGCTTCTATTGCATTTAACTTAGAATGATCTGCGTCTGTGAAGACATTACTATCACTTGCAGCTTCTACTGCTGTTCTAATTTCTGCATTTGTCTGATCTCCTGTAGCTCCTTCTTCTATACCTGCTAATTTATCTGTAATCTCTTGTTGTGCAAATATAATTTGGTCACTATTAGCATCTAAGTCTGCTTCTGTTAAAACACTACCATCTGAAAAATCTACCTTCTTAGCACTTATATCTGTATCTCTCTGTAACTTAACAGATGCACCATTAGCAGGGGTGTTGCCACTTGTAAAAGTAACAGTAGAGCCACTAATCGTATAATGGGTATTAATAGTTTTAAGGACATCTGCAACAGTAACATCTATTTCACTATCTGCTAAAAAAGAAAATGATATTGCAAAAGCATTTGTACTTCCATTTCCAGTATGCGTAGTTGATGATGCTGCGGTGTTAGTAGCCATGATTACCTTGTGAAGTAGTCTTTAAATGTTTGATTTTGTTTAATACTCTCTCTATAGTTTAATGTATCGTCAAGTTTTTTCTTAATTGCATCTTGTACAAATGGTTGATCTTGGAAATCAAAGAAAAACTTTTGTTTTCCTAATTTTTTAAAATCACTAACAATATCTCTTACACCTTCTGTTTGACCAAAATCTATATCACCTTCCAGTACAAAATCCCTAAGCCTTGCAAAGTTACCTTCTAGTCTTAAAACTTTATTTTGTCTTTTATATCTTTCTAACTCTTCCATGTGTGCCTGTATATGTGGTTGTTTAAAGTACAGCAGCAATGCTTCTTCTACATTCATATTGCCATACTTTTCGTGACCTGTAGAGCCTTCTGGAAATGTTGACTCATTTATATATCTTACTAATTGATCGTAATATGATGATGGTAAGCCTGCATCCCCTTCTTCTGTAAGACCTGTTTCAAAATCAGGTACTTCAAAAGCAGTAGTAGAATTTTTTATTGGTTTTGCTGGTACATAATTTAATATTTTGAAATTAGTAATTAATGGATTATTTCTACTTGTAGAACTAACTACAAAATTTAATAAATTTAATCCTTCTTTATTAGAATATTTTGGTACTAATTCATTTGTTAAAAATTCTCTTTCGTATGGAAACTTTCTAAAACCATCTTTTGTTCTTCCTTCTATACGACCTGTTGAATATTCATCCAATAATATTCTAAAGTTTCTAATAAATGGTGTTTCATCAAATCTATTACTTATAAGTTTTTGACTTCGTGTTCTGTTAAATTCTGCTTCAGACATAATACCAAGATTTTTTTGTCCTAGCTGTATATCTTTCTTTATATCTTTTAAAATTCTAGGTTGTAAAGAAGTTAATATATTTCTTTGTATAAATGTAGGCATACGTTTTGGATCAGTAACAAACTTAAACATATCCTGTATGCCAAATAAATTTGCTTTATTAAGACTTGATCTAATTCCATAATAAGCAAGCGAACTCATAAACTCACCAAAAGTTTGTTCTGGCATTTGTTGTGCCATTTGAAATAAATTCATTTGATTTACAAAAATTTGTGATACAGGATCTAATTTTTGTATAGAAAAATAATCATATACAGGTTTACCATCTTGACCTATTTCTGGTACACCATCTTTTTCTCTTAATATACCTATAGACTCATTTAACTCTCTACTCATACGTTGTAATTTAAGTTCATCCCTTTCAAATTGACTACCAAAATAATTAGCACCAGTACCATTAAATAAAAACTTAGGTGGATTTTCTGGATCGTTTTTATTCCATCCCATTAATACTGCTGCAAATGCTGGTACTGCTAATAAGTTTCCTAAAAATAATTGTCCTCTTGCTTGTCTTGCTACTAATGGATCTGCACTACGCAATTCTTTTAATAACTCAGGCATAAGTACATTTATAACAGGTGTTCTTCTCCATGCACGTTTTGTTATGTTTACTGGTGATCTAAGAAATAACATAAATCTTTTTGCTAATGGTGATGTAGAAGTAAAACGATTCATAGAATCAGCAAACTGTCCGACTATATAACCATCCCTAAACATAGGTTCTGTAAAGGTTTGTCGTTTAGAAAACTCCATAGCACTTTGCATTGAATATGCTAAGTCATCATCTATTACACCTGTTTTTAATGCCTTTTGTGTATGATCTAACAACAACTCTTGTGTCATCTGTAATCTATCTTTTACAAATTTTTGTAATTCAGCACCAGTAAGACCTTGATTCATGCCATCCCTAAAAGCATGGAAAGAAGTTGCACCATTTATAGCACCTGCTTGAAACATACCATCCATAGTTGTCATAGTTTTACTACCAGCCCTCATAGTGCCTTGTACTGCTTTGCTATCTAATAATGCACCTACAGCTTCACCTAATGGAGTTTCACTAAACTCTATATCTGAAAAAGGTATTCTACCCTGCAACATTTGACCACTAAATGCTCTTTCACTTACGTTTTCTAATTTTGTATTTCTTGGATTTATTACGTTCATATCATGTAACCATGATTGCTTTGCTACCTCTCCAATAAATTCTCTATCAGCAAACAATCCTGTAAACGCTGCAAGGTTTTCCTCAAACATACGCTTATCACCTTTAAATAATTTCATAAGCATTACAGGATCAGCCATCATATCTGCACCAAAAAACAACGCTTCTAATGCGTTTGACGTAAAGTTAATAGTCATTGTTGTAGGATGCAGCAGCAGTAAATTAATACTTAAATCATTCAATGGATGCAGTATCTTGTCATTTAATATATTGACTAATAAACCTCTTTCAAATAACTTTTGTAGTTTTCTTGGATCTCCTTCTGCTCTGTTTAATGTGCCAAACAATCTATCAAGACGACTATAATCGCCTGTTTTCATAGCTTCTGTATGTGTTCTTGTTAATTGATCTTGGAACTCACTAAAACGCTTAGAATAGTTAGCTTGTGAAAATACAACTTCTTCTTTTAGTTTTACTCTTAATGCAAACTTTTCTGCTGGTGATAATTTAGCCCATTCTTCTGGTGTTACTCCAATAGTATCAATCTGCATAGCCTTTAGACCTTGACCTGTTTTACTACCAATAGGTACTGCTATTTCTAACCATTCATCTATTTCTTTCATATTATCTAAAACCTTTATCATATTTGCATCAACAAAACCGTAATCTTCATTCTTTATAGCCATCTTTAATTTCTTAGATAACTGTGTATTCTTATTTGCCATAAGAGTTATCTGTTCTGCTAATGCGTAGTTAAGTTCATCTAATGGTTCTATATTTAATATTTCAGCCATAGCTTGACCTCTAGCTTTTAATTCTGCTGTATTAGATAACAGAACCATAGAGTTTTCTATCGTAGTTCTTAAACTTTTTACTTTGCCTAATGTGCCATCACGCTTGAGAGATTTTATTCTTGCTAATAAATAACTAAACTTTTCAAACTGTTTTCTTTGTTTTGGCAAGTTCATAAAGTCATCAGGGTCTATCCTCCCTGCTTCTCTACTATTATCACCACCTCTACCATCACCAGACTGACCACCTATACCTTTACGATTTGGTCTATTCTTACCTCTCTTATATGTAATAAAATCAACTTTATTCATATCGTCAAAATTACGATATTCCAAAGGTAATTCTGATACTTTTGTTTGAAATCTACTACTATTAAAATCATTAAATATTTTTGTTGTTTGTGTATCACCAAACTTTGCTCTTACATTTGCCATCATTTCTCTAAAAAATTCTTGTACTTCTTGACCTAATCTTTTCCATGTACCTATCTGTGCATCAGGTAATCTTCCGTTAAATTCGTAAAACTCATCAACCATAGTCTCTGCAAAATATTCATCTATATTTGTGTATCTATAGTTTTCATTAGTAAATTTGTTTGCTTCAAAATAATCATTAGCTAATTTTTTAAACAACTTACTATCGTTAGCTTTTTGTAAATTATTATTAGTTATCTCTCTATTTATTCTGCTTCTTATTGATCTCATGTAATTATCAGAATCAAATCTTTTTGAACTAATTTTTTCTAATAAATCCTCTAGTTCTACTTTATTTATAAATTCTTTTTTATTAGCATCAAAATTTTGCAAGTATATATTTCTTTTTTTTGCAAATTCTTTTCTTAATTTTGCAACATCATTTGTTGGTAAATATCTAGATAATGTATGCCACAACTCATGTACATAAGTGCTTTTAAAATCACCTTCTTCAAATATTTTGCTGTTTATTTCTACTAATTTATTTTCAAAATTAAATCTACCAGCAGCACCAATCTTACTGTTAAGACTAAAAGCAACATCATTTAATCTACCGCTACCAATATTATCAAGAAAATTATTTAATATTTGTGCATCATCATCAGATAACTGTTGAAACTTAATAGCTGGTAATGTTACTTTGTTACCTGATCTACCTGTAAGAGTTCTTGCTTCTTTAAAAGTATTTCTAAAATTAAGAAACTTAAGTCTTTGTTTTAAATAATCCTTACCACGATTACCTACAAGCCCTTGTCCAGAATCTAACTTTGTTTTAAAAGGTACTGCTTTTTCATCAAACTTTTTAATATCTAGCAGTTGTTTAAGATTTTCTTCCGTTAAATTATTATTATCATCTAATTGTGCAATAGCTCTATTAATAGCATTTAATCCGTCTATATCTTCTTCTGCAAGACTTTCTACAATAATGTCATTTCTTTTATATAACTGATCTAACTTTTGGTCTAAATCTAACTCATTCCATTTTACTTCATCTAAATATTCATAATTTAAAAAAGGTGTAAAACCTCGTCTATTTACAAAACCTTCTGTAATTCTTGCTAATAATTGTGGATTAGATTTTATACCTTTTAATCGTTGTAATGTACCGTCAACTAAAAATTCACCTAGTTCTAATACTTCACCTGCTGCATCTTTAAAACCTATTTTCCCTGCTCTATTAAGACCTCTTACACCTGAGTAACCGAACTGAAATGGTAATGCTTCTGCTAATGCAACTTTTAATTTTGCTTGTATAAAACCTTCTTCTTCTGGATCTGTTGCAAGTAAAAATCTATAAAACGCTGTATCTAATTGTGGTACTGCTTCTACTAATGGTTCAAACGCTTGAAAAAAATTATCTTCTTCTGCATCTAAAAATAACAAAGAACTAGCAATATCTTCACCTGCACCTATAGCTCTGTTATATAAAAAGTTTTTTGCATTTCTAAGATTAAAACCTTTAAGACTATAATCAACTTTTCTTACATCAAACTTACCCATACCAGTAACAGGATTTAAACCACCAGTAGCAGTATTACCTACGTTTTTAAAAAAATTACTACCAACAACAAATCTAGTCATTATGCTTGCTGTCTTAAATATATTTCCGTTACCATCTTCGGGATCAACATCTGTTAATTTTCTAGTCATAGAGTCAATATCAAACAACTCATATTCTTTATATGGCAAACCACCTATTTGCCTAAATAAATTTATACCGCCTTCACTAGCTTCATTAAGAGCCATAGGATATGCTGCTAAAAATCCTCTTACTGTCTGTCCTACAGCATTGTCAGCATTTTCTTCTGCAAACTTTAATTGATCTCGTCTAAACTTTAATGCTTTCTGTTTGTTGTTTGCTAATTTATTATTAAATTTATTTTGTAAATTAGAAGGTAGTATCTTAGATACACCTTTATATATTTTTTGACCTACTTGATTGTCATAATTTAATTCATACTCTTTATATTTTTGCTCATAAAAATCTTCTTTTTCAGTTGTATCATCCATTTCAATAGAATCTTCACCATCTTTTACCGTAAATATTCCTTTATCTAATTCGTCTATAGATTTTAATAAGTCTTGTGTTTGCTCTTCTCCTGTTACGTTTAGAGTACCCTCTACTGGTATTTCATTACCATCATCCTCAAATAAATTACTTGGTGTTTGTGTCATTACTTACCTGTAAGTTGTTTACGAGCTAGTTGTAATTTTGCTTTTAATGATACTAAGTCTATATTAGCTTTGTTTCCAGCTTCGTCACCATCATAAAATCCTTTACCGTTTGCCATAGGTGCTGCTGCAAATTCTTTTGCTATATCTAATAATGCTGCATCTAAATCATCTGATTTACCTAATATATAATCTTTTGCATCATATCTAATGCTGTTCATAATTCTCGCCCAGAATAATCTATCTTGTGCATCTACAGTAAACTTATCATTTACAGATAGACCAGCAACTTTCATTGACTCTTTCAATGGTTCTAACTGGAATTGATAAGCACCAGCAGCACCATATTTAGCGTTTTCTAAGTCGTTTATAACATCACCTAACGTTGTACTATCTAACCCTTCTACAACACCTGACTTGTAACCAAATGGCTTGCCATAATTAACAGCAGTATAATTATTACTCGACTCACCACCTCTAATAATTGCAGCTAATCCACCGTAATCTGTAAATGGTTTTATATCACTTGACCTAAAATCAAATAATGTATTTACAGGATTTACTGGTATCAATAATCTTTGATCTATATTTATGAGTGATGGATCTTTTATGTCATTTAGTTTGACTATATCATCAACATTTACATTGTATAGTTCTGCTATATCAGATAAATTATCTCCTGACTTAACAATGTGTGTTAATGGTGCATCTTCTAATGTACCTGCTACTGCTGGTGTTGTACCTGTAATTGTATTCATAATATTATTAAATGTACTTGCTGGTCTTTGATCTACAGGTAACGATCCTTGTAAATTATCTTTTTGATTTTTTAATTTACTGTTTGGTGTTTTTATCTGTTCTTGACCTCTTTCTGTAAAATCATCTGTTGTCCTAGAATCTATACCAAATGCACCTTCTGGAACTGTATCTTTAGGATTTTGTAAATCAGTAAAATATGGTTCTTTAAATTTAAAAGGTATTTTATATTTATCATAAAGTTCAATAGGTGGATTAGATGCAGAGTTACTACCACTTCTAAATTTCTTATATAAATCTGCATCAGTATATTTATTAATCTTAACCTTATATACAGAACCATCCCTAGCAAATAGTGATATAGGTATGTCTTGTGGATATATAGACCTAGATATAATTTGATCTATACTATCTGCACCATCACCCATCAATACATTGTCAAAATACTCTCGTATTTCTTGTCTTGTCTTAACTTCTCCCGAATCTCTCCAATCTTGAAACTGTAATTTTACTTGTCTTGACACTTGATCTGCCAATAAACCTGCCTGATTAACATTTAGATTAAATTTTTTATTTATACCGCCATCTAATGTATAACCAGTAAATGATTTTTTACCTGTATCATCTACTGTCATATCAAATACACCATATACTTTATTCTCTATTTCATTAGAATAATATTTATATCCACCAACTAATTGATTGTCAGGTATAGATTTTATATCACTTACTATTTTATCTAACATTCCTCTTTCTAATTTAGTAACACGACCAAAACCACCTAACTGTTTTGTTAGCTCTAATAAATCTTTACCTGCTTGTGCAGGGTCGTCATCATATTCTCCACTATTAATACTTAACCTAAACTCCATCAAAGCAGTTTTTCTATCGCCATTATATAAATCAACAGCAGTATCTACTACTTCTTTAAAATCTGGTAACTGTGTATATAAAAAATTAAGTGTATTTTGACCTTCTTCTGTTAAAAAATTAATACGACCATTTTCTGATTTTTTTAATAACTCATCTAGTGTATTATCTACTAATTCTTCTGCTGCTTGCTTTTCTTTTTTTTCTCTGTTATCTCTAATCCTATCTTCTTCTTTACCTATTTTTACTTTTAAATTAAACATCTTTGTAGCAAAATCTTTATGTTGCAACAATGTGTTATTACCATTGCCATATCTGATTCTTGAAGCCCACTTTATAAAATCTTTTGCTTCATCTGCACCAAACTTTTGATTAATTTGTAAAGCTACACTTTCTACGTTTGCAATCATATTCTCATAATATTTTTTACGCTTACTAGATGTAAGACCTATACTGTAATCTCTAGAAATCTTGTCATTCATAGATTTATAACTTTCTACTAAAGCAGCAACTTGATCTTCTGGTTTTTCCCAATCTGTTGTTGTAGGATCTGTGTCTTTTGTAAGCACCCAACTTGTCAACAAGTTTTCATTCATGTCACTTGTGATAACTTGAAAATTATATTCTTTATGTGTTTTGTCATGTGCAACTGATGTTTTTTCTATAGCTTCATTTTGTTTTTGTAAAAATTTTAATTGATCTTCTGGTTTTAAACCTTCACGTTCATAAGAACCTAAAGAGTTTGCATTTGATAAAAACGATTTATATTCTGGTGAGTTTGTACCATACTTCCATAATGGTTCTTGTGTTGTTACTTGATTGCCATTTACATCTAAAACAGGTTTATTGTCAGCATCAAACAAAGGTTTTTCTATTGTTGTAGTTTGATATAATGCAGAAATTTCAGAACCAATCCTATTACCTAATAACGCTGCTCTACCCTGATTAAAAGCATCCTGTGCAAAAATACTACCACCTATAAAACGATTAGTAACACCTTCACTTTTGTTTCTACGCAATTCATCTACAACAGTTTTAAAACCACCTTCTTCTCTATTTTGCCTTACAGCTAATTCAAAACCTGCAAGTTTTTCTTCTTTAATTGCTTCTGCTGTACGCAAACCTAATCCTTTTTGTAAAGCTGGATTAAGTGTTGCTAATGATTCTGCAACAATATCAAAGCCTGTTTTCTTTTGTTCTACCTGTGTTGTAGGTTGGACAAAAGTATTTACTGGTCGTCCAACTACATTAAATTCAGTTCCTTGATAAGAATTTGTCATGCTGCCACCAATGATGCGTAAGATGATAGACCAGAACCAAGAGTCTTAGTAATAGCTCCTAACAATGTAGGTGCAGAATTAGCTAAGTTTGTAGCTTTTGTTATTTGGTCTTTAGCTGCATTTCTTCTAGTATCTCTTGTAGCTATAACTGCGTTTTTATCTCTTAATGCTTGTGATACTAAAGTATCTGATTCTTGTAAAATACTTTCTGTTGCATTAGCACCTTGATTTTCAAAATCTTGTGCTAGTAAACCTATGGTAATACCTGCACGTTCTGAAGCTATTAAAGCTTCTTTTGCTTTTAATGTTTTAACTTTTACAGTTAATATTTCTTGTTTTTTAGATTTTAATTTATCATCTAATAATTGATTTATAGCTCTTTCTTGATCTGCTTTTGCTTTTTCTGCATTGGCTATAAGCTGTAATGAACTATCGTATATGCCTTGTACTTGACGAAATATTTGCTTTCTTTGTGAAATAGTACTAAAAATATTTGTACCAAGATTTAATGATTGTCCAAATAAAAAAGAATTAGTAGCAGAACCTAAACCAAATAAACCTGTAGCTCCTGTAAGTGCTGGTGCTGCGAATGATACTGCTGGTGCTGAAGCAAGTAAACCTGCACCTAAAGAACCAAACCCTAAAGCACTACCTGCTGTAGCTGCTGCACCGAATCCTATACCTGCTGCTGCTGGTGCTGCAAATGATATTGCTGGTGCTGCTGCAAGAAAAGTTGATGCACCTGCTCCAAATCCTAAAGCACTACCTGCTGTAGCTGCTGCTCCAAATCCTGTAGCTGCACCTGCTGCTGCACCTGCACCTGCACCTGCACCACCTAATAGCCCAAGACCTAGACACATTAGACTATCCTCATAAATTCATAAAATGGTTTTTTATGTAAACCATAGTCTTTATGTAAATTTATAAAGCTAAAATTCATTGATCGCAACCATTTAATAGAAGTCTCATTTTCTGCATATACATAATTATAAAGATAATCATAAGTTTGTAAAAGAGTATTGACCCATTCCTTACCTTTCCTAACAAGTTGTATCTTATATTTTTTATTATCAAACAATTCATCTGTAGAAACAAACCATATACAACCATTAGGCATTACACCACATAAAGCCATAGGTTGATCTTCGTCACCTGCTGCGGTCATTGTTACTTCACTATTTATGTATGTAAGTGCTAGTGCATCTTCTGGTTCACATCCACATTGATAATATGCTTCTATCTTGTCTATAACACGCATATTAGCCATAACGTGACGTAAATCTTTGCTGTTGGATTTTCGTAAATATCCCATTATATCCTTCTACTCCTTATATAAAACATTGCTTCAAACTCTGCACTAGATAACTGTGTAGGTAAAAACGTGTCATTCTTTACATCTATATCAACACTATCTGCACGACTCATTACAGGAAATCTAAAAGTACCAGACTCTAAATTTATTTGACCTATAGCAGCAGATGCAGCACCAAGAAACTTACCAGTAAATTCATGTTCACTTGTGTCTCTGTTCTCTGGTGTTACCTGTACTTTAAAAAATCCTGTATCTTCAAATTTTATATAGAAATGATGTAGCTGTAATCTACCACTAATAATCTCACCTGATGATTGACCACCTGCCTGTTCTGTTAGTCGTTGTTTACTAAACCTATAGTGCATTTCATAAGGCTCACCAATAATAATCTTACTGTTTCTATAGTCACCATTAATAGTTATTGTGCTTGTACTGCCATTTGTTGCATTAGCTGTTTGTAAAACTTGACCAGACTTTAATGATTTTGTATTGCCTTGTGTATCTACAAAAGTACTTGTTTCACTAGATGCTAAATATCTACCTACTACTGTCATCTTTTTTCTTAACCTGTAAGGCACAGTAAATGTAGTTACATCAGTACCAGAGTTATATGCTATTGATACACCTGTAGTTGCTTCTGTTACTTTATGATCTAGATGAAACTCAAACGTAGCATTAGTTTCTACAAAGTCTGCTGCAAATGGTATTTTTTCTAATGTCGTACCGTTTGCTTCTTCTATAACCATAAACAATTCATTACCTATAAAATCAACATTTCTTACGGTTCTGCTTTCATTAAATGTATATGTTGACCATGAGTTTAATATTTTACCTCTTTCACCTTCTAACCATCTGTTTATATATAACTTGTTTGGATTATCAGAACCTAGTAATACTAAAACATCCTCATTAGTAGATACTGCAAACTTAAATATATTTTTTGGTATTAAACGTGGCACATGAATAGTTATATTTGCAGCATCTTTAAGAGTAATATTTTCTTGTGTTATATATTCTCTAACACCAGCAAAGTCACCTTTATCTGTTAAATAATATATAGAACTACCAGAACCAACAGGTGATGCTAAATCACTAGACTCAAACTCAGTTGCAACAATTACGTTAGCTGTTTTTGGTGTAAAGGTATCAGAAGAACTAGCCATAACAAACTGCGTTTGATCTGAAAATAATATCAACTGTTCACCCATAGTTACTGCGTTCTTTAATATCGCAACTTTTGTATGAGAAGCAGCAACGTCAATAGGATCTGAATCAACTACAGTTAATACTGTTTCTGGAAAAAAGTTAAAGAACTCACTTACTCTTGACAGTATTACGTTGTCATCAGCTAAAAAGCCTAGCCTATTTCTAAAAAAGAATACGTTATTAATTTTAGAATCTATAAAAGATGGATTAGGTGCAGACTCTAAATCACCTACAGTTCTTTCTCCCCATTTTGGTAACGTAAAAGTAGTTCCAGAAATTGTATAACTATCACCATCTACTCTTGCAAATCTAAAATTACCATCTGCCTGACGTATTAAAACGTGTGGCATAGTGCCATAGTCAAACTTAAATGTAATACCAGCTTCTACTGTTTCTTCCCATTGACCCTCTTCTAATGCACCACCGTTGTTAGTAATAAACTTAACGTAGTAATTATCAAAGTTAGTTGACTCGTCACCTTTTACTTCTACTACATATCCGTTAGGCGATACTCTTGGTAAATCAGTAAACCTTTGTACCGAATCTTTTACAACTGTGGTGTGTGTATTACCTTGTGTGTCAGTAGCATCTATAGAAAAATTACTACCGTCATTCTTTTTTATATGTAAGACAGCACCATTTTGTGCAAGAGTAAATCCTGATAATCCTGACAATCCATTTCGTAATGCTGTAGCAACTGTTGTTGTGCTTAAAGGATCATCAGAAGAAGTATCTTTTGTAGCTGTAGTGCCATCTACAGTTAGCGTATATGTGGTTTTATCTGAAACCTGATTTATAAATACAATAGCTTGTGTAATGTTTCCAGCAGATAACGTAGTGTCCATAGCTGCTGTTACGCTTGTATTTACTACAAAAGTAAAGTCAGCAATAGTAACAGTTTTAATCTGATCTCTAGGATTAGATGTATTTAGATAGCTCGTACCGTCAGGTTTGTTTACTGTTTTTTCTGTACCATCTAATTCATATACTTTGACATTGCCATTACTAAATATTGCTACATATCTTTCTGCTGTATCTCTATTGATAGTTTGTATATGTACATTACCTATTGTTGAACTGCTTATGTTTGCTAAATATTGAGTGCCTGATCTTTTTGTAAGTCCTTGTACTGGATTGCTATTTGCATTATCTTGTATATCAGCATGATCTGGCTGCTTTGTAGCATCAGCAGACTGCGATATACCTCTTAATAAAGTAGGTATAGCTCTTGATACAACACCCATAGTTACCTAATTAATGCTTGTGAAGGATTAAATGTATTAAATCTACCTGTTAATGCTGGATCTCCTATAAGCATATTATGATCTGCATTATTTGTATCAGCATCTAACAAAGCACTTCTTGATCTTAACTCATCTTCTTTTGTATATGTACGCAAGCTATCATCTGTAACTGATCTATCTACAAATATTCTTGCAGCTTTTATATTTATATACCTTCTAGCATCTTCTGGTATTTCATCAAACGTAAGAAAATATATTACCTCACATTTTAAATCTTCCTCAAAAGTATCTTGATGCTTGTTTCTGTCATACAACTTAGATCCTCGTTGTACTGCATCTATTGTTGGATGGTCATGTATATTTACATCTACTCTTAATACGTTATTAGCAATATTAATTCTGTTGTTATTATCTCTAGTCAACACAACATTAAATTCTCTATTAAATGACCAACCTTCACTTTGTACTGCTTTGTTTTGTTCGTTCAACAACTTCTGTGCCATCTTAACGTCAACAGGAAGTGTACCAATAAGCGAGTTAACTGGTGCTTCTCCTATTGCAGCCAACATAATGTTGATGGCTTCTAGTTCAGTTGTAGCTGCTGTTGTCATCTTTTCTTAGCGGTTTTTGCTGAATCTCTAAAGTTTTTAGCTGTAGGTGACCCTTTAGCACCTTTCTTTCTCATCTTTTCACCAGAGCCAGCTTTAATACGCTTTCTCTTAGCGTGAATATTAGCGTATAAACCAAGTTTTTTTCTAGCCATGACTACATTTTTTTTAGTTTTTTCTTAGTTGTTTTTTTAGTAGTTTTCTTGGCTTTTGGTCTGCCAACTTTACTACCGTATGAACCAACACCTTTAGGCATAAAAAAAAGGGTATCTAATAATAAGATACCCCATTTTTGTAAATTAGGAAGCAGATAGCTTAATTGTTGCTGCTGCTTCTGGTCTTAGGATTCCATGCCCAAGTGCGTACTTCGCTACGAGTAATGTACCTTGATACATAATCCCATAGTCCGAGCCTGAGATTTCAGTAGTCATATCCATAAGTTTTACTGTACCAACAGCAGACTTATGAAATACAAGACCGATAGTTTTACTATCGTCACCTGCGTAACTGTTGTTTGTACCAGATACTTCAGATGATACGTTTGATTGAGGTACGTTGTTACTCATCATTACAGGAATACCTGCAACCATTTGTACACGACCTGATGCAAACGAACCATTACCCTGTGGGTTGAAGTCGGTGTCGATTGTTCTTGTTGCTGACTCTGCAAGTTTGTAATACTCAGCAGGTGGTAATACACAGAATCTATCTGTAGGAGGAATGTCTCTTTCATCCATTGTCTGTGCAATGTCATAAATAGCTGCTGCTATCTCATCACCTGTGACGTTTGCTGATGCAGTATTACCATTGGCAAGTGTTAATACAATACCGCCAGTACCGCCACTAAGAGTAGTAGAAGCTCTGGAAGCATTTGCAATTACCTTCGCTACGTTTTGATCGTATGTACGAGCAAGTGCCTTACCAAGTTCAGAAGAATAAGTTTGACGAACATCATAATGATTCTTCATTTCATCCAGATTGCTTATAAAAGCCTGTGAAATTAAAAGATCATCAATGCTTATGATTTTTTCATTAGCCTTGATTTGGTTTGCTCCAACTAAAGGAGTTCCAACACTATGATACGCAGCAGTCGCAGTACCTAATACTGGAAACTGGGCTGATTTTCCGTTAGCAATAGTTCTAACGGTGTGCATTGCTTCGTTAAAGATATTATTCTCGGCAAACGATGTCAGAACCTCGCCAGAAAATACCTTTAAAAATAATGCGTCAAAGGATGAACCTGTAGCATTGACAAGTCCGAGCCTTGATACTGTGGCGTTAGCCATAATTTTTAATAAAGTAAATTAGTAACATGGGTTTTCACCTTGTCACAAGCGTTATCTGACGTATCAGGCACTTGCTACCCTATAGAGTAGAAAACTTAGTTGAATTATAACAAAAACTTATATAAGGTAAAGTGATTAATAATATTTTTTATTATGGAAATACCAAATATAGCGTTACCTGATTTACCAAACACTAATTACATTCTTACTCCACCCACAACAATTTTTTATCCACCTGTGGCAGAGATTCCATATTTAGATCCAGTTCTTTTACCGAGTCTGGAACAAGTTGAGT